CAAATATATATACTAATAATAGAATTACTTCTATTATTAATGTATATATTCTTCTGTAATCACGGCGTCCCGTTAAAACCACAATCACCTAGATATTTCATCAGTGTAATTATAATTTTTTTATTCATTAGTTTAATACATACGAATATGTATTAAACTAATAGGGTCTTTGTTATAGGAACATATATAATAAAATAATTTCAATTTTTTTATTACACCTTCGCACATTTAAAACGCCGAGTTAAATACATAATTTTTAGGCATTATTATTGGGGTTCTGATTAGGTGTTGTAATTACATCTACACCAATAGCAATTTTTTCACTTCCTTGTTGTTTTTTAACCAATATATTAACTGCTTCTTCTATGATGTCTTCAAACTTATCAATACTACAACCATTGATTTCATCATAATTTTCATAACCTCTTTTTTTGAAAAAGTGGGGTAGTCGTGGTTTTAAATTATTACGCATTTCTTCACGCATTTTAGGTCGTGTAAGATGTAATTTTTTATCACAAGGGATAAAATCAGGAATTGTATCTAATTGAATATTAGATATATTTGCAATAAATTCTTTCATCGCACCAGTAAAATCTGTATTCTTAATACCACTGGTTGCCTTTGTTATTTTGCTAATAATAGCAGAACTTATTTTACTTATAGTTGGCATTTTATTAATATTTACTTTAATATGTTTATATTAAATAATATCAATTTTTTATTAAATTTAATTTCGGCGTTTTAAATGTGCGAAGGTGTAAAAGAAGAATAGTAGATATATGACTTGTATAGTGAGTATTGAAATTAACATCCCTATTATATTAAGGATTTTTATGATACAAATTGTCTTTGACAAAATATGAGTTAATCATATAATTTTATTTTTTTGAATACATTGTCTATATCATCATCATATGATCTTTTTCTACAATCCACTGTATCTGAACATATATTATCTATCATAATATCATCATCACCTTCAAGTTTAATATTATTTAATAACAAGTCAATATCACATATTGAACTTGGTGTGAGTAAACTATGTATATTATAACATCTTATATGTAAATCATTTATATTAAGTATATATTGTGTTTTTTCTATTATATTCGTACTATTCATCTCAATATGGATCACGTTAATTACTTGTGTTTTTTTAATATTGTCTATAAAAATAACTGATATTCCTTGTTCAATATCAATATTATTTATTAATATTATTTTATAGATATTATATTTTTCAATCAAATATTTTCTATAATTGACTGCTTTCTTTTTATTACTAAATAATAATTTATTATGAATGATAATACCCATCCTTCCATTAATATTTAATAAACTGAGGCATTTTTTAATAAAAATAAAATCGCGTATAACATCAAATTTAGTATATTTTTTAAACAGATTGTCTGTACTTGTAGATAATATAATATCATATTTACTTAATAATTTAAAACTATCGACTAATTTTAAATTATATGAATTGACAACATGTGGATTTAAACGTTTTATCATATCTATTTTTTCTAATGTTTTCAAGTATAAAGATACATTTGTTTCAGATCCAGATACATTATAATGAAGTGTTGGAAAATTTACATACAAGTATTTATATATACTATATATAAACTCACCATCTAACATTAATGGATTATGTATAGATTCTAATAATCCTACCATATTAATAGTTGGACTAATTATTTTAATAATATACTCATACAGTAATTGGTTTATTAAATCTGACATTATATGATTAGATTTAATTATAATAATTTTAAATAATATCAATATTTTTGTAAAAATTGATTTAAAATATTATACCATTCTTATGTATATTAAATATTAATATGAATATAGATAATTTATACTATGTAAAACAAAATGTATTACCTCATGAATACAATATGCATAAATATGTATATGGTATGAATATAGTAAATACTCCAGAAATAATCAGTTACGACGAGATTAATAGAATAATGACAATGAGAAAAATTAATAATATGTGTGTGTCAGATATGTATGGAGAGAATTCAGAAGATATTGATGAATATTTATTTGATAAAATAAGACATATTATTAAAACATTATATGATAATAATATAATGTATCCTGATATTACTGGATATAACTTTATAGAATATGATAATAAAGTATGGATAATTGATTTTGAACATTCGAAAATATGTAATAATATAAAAAACAAATTTATAAATAAATTTATTAATGGATTAAATCAATGGAATCCAGAGTTTAAATAATATATGTCTCGTCATAATGTTAATGATATATTGACATTATAAATGTAGTGACGAAACTATAAATCCATGGTACATTCATATCATCTGAAAAATAATGTTTTTTATTATCATTCTCCTTAAGAGCAAATAAAAAGTTATCATTATATTCCCATAAACTTAAACATTCATTCCTTTGGATAGGTTCCATATTTAAAATACTTTGTAAATCATTGCCTAAGACTGATATCCAATATTCTGGAGTACCATTCATACTTGCATTCATTGTTACTCGTAATTTAATATTAATTTTATGTAATAGATCTAAATACATAGTATTAATATCTCTATGTGGTACAACTATCATATATAATTGACAAATAAAATCAGTATAAAAACTTTTTTCCCACGTCCAACCCTTATTAATGTCATAAAATGACATGTTGTTACAATGACGACTATCTATAACACTAAATTCTATACCATACGTCCATTCATTACATATTTTTTTTTTATTAGGACTTTCGTGAATATATTTTAAGCATTCCCATAATTCTTGATCAAAATCATGTGATTTTTTGTATACTATATATTTATTATAAATAATATCATTTGCTAGGTCTATTATAATTTTATCCTGTTCTGATAATATATGATTTGAATTATATTCTGTCACAATACCTTCATATAGCGGAGCACCTCGTATCATATTATAATTTGTATTTTGTTCAAAAGACATTTAAATTTTTATATATAATAAAAATTTAATTTGTAGATAAATCAATTTTTATCAAGAACATAGACGTCTATTAATCAATTTTTAATTTGTCCAATAAAGGAGCACGGGGTATAAAATAATGGGAAATTTTACTTGTATCATAATATCTCTGGCATCATCGTAATATCCTTTGTTGGATAATCTAAATATCTTTGTAACCAATCATTGCGATCATGAGATGTTGTCATCCTGGCATATTGATTATAATAATTTGAGGGTAAACTACATACTATCATACGCCAACGTTGAAATAAAAAATGTTCAACTGTATCATTAATCATACGTATATAGTCTGTTTCTTCTGATGTAATTTGCTTTAATAACATATCATATGTTCTATTGTTATAAAATTCATCTGTTATAATATACCTTGTATTATAATGATTATTATCCTTATAATATGAAGCATCTTGATTTATAGTATCCATTTAGTTAATATAAAAGTAAATTATTACTAAAAAATAGTATTTTCAATATTTTGTAAAAAAATTGATTTTAGTACTAATTGAGATACAAAACTATATATAAGTAACAATGAGTTCTATTGAAATGTTAGATGCGATGATTAAAGATAAATTTAACACTTATAATGAAAATGATATTAATGATACAGTAAGTATTATGGCATTAATTGATCATCGTTATAACTTTAATGATACAGTTGAACAATATAACACTCGCCTCCGCGAGTCAGTAGCAAATAATTTCTATAAAGGATTTTTAAATGATGCGAAAAAGGAATTATTTCGTAATTGGGAAGATCAATTAAATAACCTTCCACTTGACGCTTCACGGGAAGATATTTTTAAAGTTGCCCCAGAGAAAGCATTACATATTGTTGGATTTTAAATTATTTTATTATTTTATATAAATATATTATATAAATATATTATATAAATATATTATCTACACTTCCTAGTGCCCCATCTACCCATCCGTGACGTAAACTTACCATCTCGCCAACCACGTAAACATTATCACACGGATTTTGTAATTTTTTTATTATACTATGAATATTTATATTACCAAGAGGTTTATAATAATGAACCCCTTGTTCCCAGTATATGAAATACATATCATCGATATCTGTTATATTGCCATCTATTAGTCTCAACCAATTTAATAATAATTTGTAAAAATCATTTTTACTTAATTTATAGTACATCTTATTCCAATATTTTGCATAATATGTATCACTATATGAACTCATCAATATATTATCTGTTATGGTGATAATCTTTTGTATAGGATTATCACTAACAATAATATTCATTGAACCACCCTTATTATTAAACTTGTGACCATTTTTATGAAATGTATATATTCTAAGATACGAATTATTTCCAATATATTTATTGTAATCAAATGAAATATTAAGATTACGTGTTAATGATATTAATGGTTTGAGTGTAAGAGCATATATTATTTTTTTACATTTGAAAGAGTCCTTATTGGTAATAATATCATATCCTTCATTGCTTCTTATTACATTAGTTACCATTGTATTTAATTGATAATTTAAACCAACTATTAATTTATCTATTAAATCTCCCCACTTTAAAAAAATTTTTTTACTTTTATGTAACATATCATCATCAATCGAATTATATTTTATATGATATGATATATCTTGTAATGCGTGTTCATAATACCCACTATATTTCATATAATTTTTATAAAAATCGTCGCCAAAATATTTAATTAAAAAAGATCCAAAATTTAAATTATAAATATTATTATTCTGACTTACTGTTAATTCATTGTATTTATTTTGTACCATTTCAACTGCTTTATTCATATCAAAATCAGATGATTCGCATAACACCATATTAATACTATCAACTACTTGATGTGGTATATTTAGTTTTTTAACAAGAGATAGTAAATGTTTATTCTTACATTGTCCTATTCCAGCACCCAATTTAATTAATGTACCATGGAAATCCATATCTTTTATTCTTCCGCCAATATAATCATTTTTTTCTAATATCAAAACATTGTATTTTTTAGATAATATATACGCTGAATATATACCGCTTATTCCACCACCTAATATAATATAATCATATATCATTATATTGTATTATAAAAAATTATAAATATTTTCTATTTGTTTTTATTTCGTCGGGCATATAAATACGTTGATATGGTATTATATCAATTTTGAACCCATAATTCTGTGTTTTTATATCTTTCTCTATTCTCATTATTTTACCTTGGCGTCCATCGATTAATTCAATCATATCGCCTATCATAAATTGTTTATTTGATGGTATATTTACAAGTAATTTATTATATTCATCTTGTTTTTTTTGTTCATTTTGTTTAATATTATATTCATTTTTTTTTCTTTTTGCTACTAACATTTCTAATATTTTAACTTCATTTTTACTATCTTCAGTTTTACTAATATCATTTAATCCTACTTGTCTTTTTAATGTTGTTCTTCTAATAATACCCTTGTCATCATTTGGTATTATAGGTGGTGTTATAGTTTTATTCATATTCTTTTTAAAATCATCAACTATTTTATTAAATTTTTCAATATCAATTAAACCAAATGGCACATCCAAATCATCAATTTTTAATCCAATCTTATTAAAATAATCTTTATTATATATAAACCCATCTTCTTGTGGTCTAACATCAATACTAGTTGATTTTTGTAATGTTTTGATTTGTTTAGATACGGATGGTTCATTTCCACGACTTGCTTTAACTAATATTATTTTATATTCCTTCATATTATAAGGTTTTTCTTTAAGAAGATCAAAATTACTAAGGATAGTAGATAGACGGGTATTATTATCTTTAAACAATGTATCATTAACATCATTTATAGTGATTGCTTTCCCAGATAACTGTTTATTCGTGTTCTTAATATTGTTTTCAAATTTCCTGAGGGACATCCTATCAATATCAGGGATTGTAAGAATTAAGTTTTTAAATTCACTTATGAAATTACCAATTATATCAAAAAGTAAATTACTTAGTAATCCACCAGTAATTTGTGTTGAATTATCGGTGTCTTGACTCACATCTCGTGTCATTTCATCCGATTGAATTTGTTTCATTATTTTATCAATGTTATTTATATTATTCATTATATTATCTTTATCTAATGATATAACATTATATAAATTAATAATATAGGGTTTAATATTATTTAATTTACGTAATTGATCACTTGTAATTGTTTTTTCCAAATCTCCAATTTTTTTAATAATATTAGATTTATATTTATCTATTAATATTTTAATATTTTTAATACTATCTATTAATGGATTATTTATTGTATCCAATTGATCTTTAATTTCATATGATATTGGTATATTCCATATACCGTATATTTCAGCACTATTTTGATTCAATTTATCATATAGTGAAATCTCTAAATCTTGTACTATATCTCCTGGTTCATAAATAGATGTAATTGTAGTTAAGGGATCTAACGTATTCACATTGTTATCAGAGTATAAAAAACTTTTTAAAAAATTTTTATCTTTAATTTTATTAAATGTATTTTCATACCATAGTTTAGACAAATCTTTGGAGTCGCCAATTTGATATAAAAAATTATTAATATCTGTTTCTTTATCTGACTCGAACGTTTTAGTTGAAATTGTTTTATCAATTAATGTGGCGTTTGATGTAAATACTATATATGTTTTATCAGGAACGTAAAAAACTTTTTTATTTAATGTACCGTGACCAATTATACTATAAAATGATACCATGTCTTTGAATTTAATAGGATCTGTTATATTTAGTTTGTCTAATAATGGTAACAATGTATTTGTACCTCCACCGGATTGTTTTTGATAATTGCTCTTGTTCTCAAGAATATTGCTTTGCAATATCAAATATTTATTCTTGTTCTTGGTATCGAGAAGATCTTCTCGATTCTCAAGAATATTTTTAAATATGCTCTCTTTTAAGAGAGCATATTTATTCTTGTTAAGTGTATATGATTTTGTATCAAAATCATCTTCACTGAATAACTTTAAATATTTAATATTGCTTTGCAATATCAAATATTTATTCTTGTATTTAATGTATTTATCATAATAACTCATATATAATATATGTTATATAAAAAAATTAAAATATTTGTTATAATTATTAAATTAATCGAATAAAATATTGTTTAAAACATTTTGACTTTTTAATATTTTATTATCTGTAATTAGATTCTTAATTTTATCATCTAAATGTTTTAATTCATTATTAATTAAAAATTGTTTATCTAAAGACGGAACTAAAATGTTTATTTTTGATAGTTTATTAATATTAATATATGGGATTCCATCATTTATATTATCTTGTAAATAATATATTTCTTTTTGTATTGATTTTAAATAATATGATAAATACGTATTATCGATAATATCACATGATGGTATAATAGCAATACTTGTACTAGACCACACCTTCATATCATTTATTGAAATATAACCTGCATATTTACCCATACTTAAACACAATATTGTATTTTCATTACAATTATAATTATAATGACTACGTTTATATTTTTTCACACCTCCGCCTATTACAGGATGTATTCCTTCCTTATATGTTCTCGGTGTAAGTAATTCGCCTTTATGAAAAGTAGTAATTGTATCTAAAATCATATTCTTACTATTTATATTATATGATTGAATTATATTTTGTTTCTGTTTAATATACATTTTAATTAATTTATAGTTAGTTCTAATAATATTATATAAATTTTTACATATATCAATATATTTGTATTGACTATGACTGGATGGTATAATAATATCAATATCAAAGAATTTAGACAATATTAAATTATTAGTAATATAGTCATAACATTCTTCTAATTTATTCATATTTTGTTTCAAATAATAATATATATACCATATAGAACATTTAGTATAATCAATGGGTAAAACTAATTGATTTTTATTATATGGTGGTGGTGATGCTACTATAGATATACGTGGTAAATTTTTTCTATTATGTATTGAATCAATTACAATCATTATATTTGTATCAGATACATTACATAAATTTCCTATTTTAGTATAATAATACGAGTCAATATCATCTTGACTCATTGAAATTAATTCTGGTAAATCTGTATCATCGAATAGTACATAATTTCGATCTTGTAGATAATTATATGAAAGTGAATTACATGTGTCATCGTGAAAATCAATCGATGTAGTATAACCATTTAATCTCAAATATAATAAGGATGTTCTATTATTTAGCGAGTATATTTTTTCGATATTAAAATTATTAAGTAGATATTTTCTAATATCAATATACACCGGATTTTCAGATAATAGAAAATTATCAGGTAATGCTATCAAGCAACGTCCATTTTCATTTATATGTTGTAATATAGTAGTTAGTATATATATATCATCATATTGTACAATATTATCATATGATGGTATACATATGAGTGTATCGTACATTCCCTCTATTAAATAGTCAATTGAATAATATTGATGTATATTATTAATATTATTACCACTGACACTTTTAATATATTTAATAACATTTCTACTAATATTTATAGTTGAATCATTGTATATATAAATCGTATCATCCATATTAGGATCTATGAGAGGTAATATAGTATTATCTATAAATTCATTTGTAAAAGACATTTAATATATAGATAAATATACTTTTATAATAAATATTATCAATTTTTTATTCTCAAGTTATATATATATATAAACGAATGGAGATTATTAAAGAAAAAATTAGTCAAGGATTACTAGACACATTAAACAAAGTTTATCAAGAAAATTCAGAACATTTTAATCAAGATACTAAAATAATTAATCATAAATTATTATATTGTAATAAATGGGATAATAATAAATATGATTACTTGATACCATTATTAAAATCAGAAGATATACATTTAAGAAATACATTTGAAAATAATACACTACTACAAATAAATATTATTAACGCGCCGCCTGACTGTAACGATCAGATATTTCATATTGACTATATGGGTGATAGTCTAAGTTATTTCATACCATTTGTTGAATTAAATGATATGAATGGTACTGAATTTTTATATTTTAAAAATTCAGATAATTACTCTATTTATTCTAAAAATTTACTATATATGAGTGAACAATATTTTGATAGAAATGAGATAATAAATTATTTATCTAATTTAAATTTAATTTACAACGAAGATTTTTGTTTCAAGTGCGCAAATTCGAACGCTTTTTCTTTAATATATATGAATAATCTTATATATCATAGAGGTCAAAAAAATAAAACTAAAGTAAAGAGGATAATGTTAAATATATTATTTTCAATAAATAATAGTTATAATTATCCAACTGATGAAATAATACCAGATTCAGAAATAGATGAAATTAATAGATTACCATATATATTGGAAAAAAGGCAAAATATGAGAATATAAATCTAATGTATAAATGTTGTATTCATATCAATATATTCATATAAATTATTATTAGATAATTTGGTAATAATACCAATTTTATTCAATTCATTTATACATTTTTCTGATAAATTTAAATAGGTTCTGAATTTATGTCTATATATTATATTTGTTTTCTTACCAACAATACGTCCATTTATATAATCAATCCAATCTACATTGGTACGAAGACAAGAATTATCAGGATCATCCATTATATTATAAATATAATCTATGTCAGTTTTTGTATCTAAAGTATTTGTAACTCTTCTGTTCTGAAATGTCAATATAAATTTCATATTATTTTCAGAAACTATTTCTTCAATCTCAATACCTTTATCGGTATTTATACCATAATCATTTATATCACCCAGATTATCCGATTTATTGAATATTTCAATATCAATTTCACTTATTCCAATTTTTTCAAATATATTTATCAAGTATCGTGTCCGTGATTTCATATACATATTATTCCATTCTTCGGCACACACATATACATTTTCATCGGGTAAAAGTACATATAATTTTTTCCGATCACAATGACCTTTAATGCGAAAAGGAATATTACAACAAGAACATACATCGGAATCAATTGTAACCCAATGGCATTCACTTACATCCTTTTCTTCTAATAATTTTTTATATTTTAATATTTTTTTATTTTTACTATGTAAACAATTATTGAAAATTTTGGTATTATCAATAAATATGATATATTTAAAATAACAAATAGGTGGGATATTACGAGTAGTTGCTGTATTAGATTTTGATAAAGAATTATTATGCATTATATATATTTATAATAGAAATACATTTTTTATAACAAATACTATGAGTTGGAATCCAATTATTACTTTAGAAACTGGGTTAACACATACTATAAACTATTTTGCAAATAAAAAATAAAAGACAGTCTAATAATCGACGTCTATGCTACTTTATTTAGATTTCAAATAAAAATTGAAAAATAAATAGGAATAAAAAAAATTATTAATATTAAAATGCAATCGCGTATGAATATTAATAATTTTAAATGTATGTTTGGGCAAAAAAAATTTGGTGTTCAATATGGAGGAAATTATATTATTAATCACATGAATTTAAATAAAGATTTAGTCAATGATATTGATATAAAAAAATATAGTGATTATTCACATGGTTATAGAATAGTAAATTCAAATTTAAAACAAAATAAGTTTAATTTGAATTTAGGTGGTGATCACAGTATCGCTGTTTCTACGATTAGACCATTAGTAGATCTATATAAAAAAGATTTATTAGTTGTATGGATTGATGCTCACGCTGATATTAATACATTCGTGTCATCTAAATCACATAATATTCACGGGATGCCAGTTTCATCTTTAATGGGTACAATGAATCATTGGTATGATCCAATTTTTAATAAAACTGAAGTAAAGTATAAATCATCCAATTTAGTAAAAAAAAATTTAGTCTATGTTGGTATAAGAGATTTAGATAATTATGAAAAAGAATTAATAGAAAGGAAAAAAATACTGTTTTATAAAAAATTAACAAATAATTTAATTACATTGATAGAATCGCATTCTGCTAAATATATTCATATTAGTTGTGATATTGATGGATTAGATCCAAATATAATGCCATCGACTGGAACACCTGTTAAAGATGGATTATCATTGAACGATGTTAATACTATTATCAATGTATGTAAGAAACGATTAATAAGTTTTGATTTGGTAGAATTTAATCCAATGATTGGTTCACATAGAGAAAAAGAGATTACTCTTAATAATATAGAAAAAATTATTAATATGGTAATAAAATAAACGTCTTACTATGCTTCAATTAAAATTTTGAACCTAATAATTCTATTAAAGAGTATCCGTTCATATATAATCCAAACTCTTAATTTATATATTTAAATTTATATAAAATATATAAATTTATAAAATATCAACTATTATATATAAATGTCTGATAATTTACATGTTCGTAATAAGTTTGTACAGAAAGTAATCAAACAAACAGATCGTCTTAACAAGTCATTACATCTATTATATGATATTGATAAGTTATTATTAATAAAAAGTCAAAAAGGTGGTATGGGAAATAATGAACTTGAAGACCTATGGAATAAATCTTCTAAATTGGAAAATGGACCTAATGTTACAGGGACTCCTAATATTACTTATGATAATAGTTCAATTATTAAACAAGTAGATAAATTATCTGATGAATTAGGTAATAAATTAGAGAATTTAAAGAAAATATTATCAGTAGTAAATGCTAAATTATCTAAAACTAAAGAATATGACTTATCTAAACATAATATAAAAGTAGATAACAAAGAACTAGAATTAAAATTAACTGAATTTCAGAATAAAATAAAGAATAATCCCATACTATCTAGTGTTGAACAAATACAAAAAACTAATATAAATAACCCAAATATTAGTAGTAGTGTTGAACAAATACAAAAAACTAATATAAATAAACCAAATATTAGTAGTAGTGTATTTAGAACAATAGAATCACAAGAAAATTCTGATAACAATGACGATGATGATGAAGATGAAAATGAAATTGAATTATTAAAACCAATTACAGTTAGATCACCTCCATCATCACAACCTACAGTACAAGGTAGACCAGTATCACCCACTGCTTCCGCACTAGAAGAACAAAGAAATAGATTGAGATCATCGCAAACTTCTTCTACTAAACCCCAACCTCCTGTACAAGGTAGACCAGTATCACCCACTGCTTCCGCACTAGAAGAACAAAGAAATAGATTGAGATCATCACAAACTTCTTCTACAAAACCCCAACCTACAGTACGAGGTAGACCAGTATCACCCACTGCTTCCGCACTAGAAGAACAAAGAAATAGATTGAGATCATCGCAAACTAATACAAATCAATACAGATCTCCACAACTTATTAGCAATGAAGTTATAAATAAATTTTCAAATGCCAGAGGAGAAAATGATAAACCAGATGACGACGAGGATTGGATTCAGGATGGCGGAAGACGTAAAAGACGAAGTAGAAAATAGATTAAATTATGTGTAATATAATTGTATCATTCCTTGTATTAAAATGTATAAATGGTTTACTAATTTCATCTAATTTCAGTTTAATTACTTCTATTGTTTCAAATGTTATAATATTAAGAGTTTGTAAATAATTATATACTGTTTTATATTTTTTATTGAAATTAAAAAAATTATACAACATATTACTATATATCGTGCTAAACAAAATTCGATTATAATTATCCATATTATATCCCGATTTAATTTTAGTCATATTTTCAATTAATTCATTTTTCATAGTCTTCTTTTTATCAATCATTATAGAAAAAAAATTATCATTTTTAGTTGTAATATTTTTCCATTCAATACTCTCGTTTGACATTATATCTTGACTCATATAATTTAATATATTCATTATATAATTATCTAAATCTTCCACATTTGTAAATAAATTTATATTATTACATTGTATCATATTTATAATTTTATTCATTATAATATCATAAATAATACATTTTGAATAATAATTATCATAAATAAATTTAATATATTTACGATCTATCATTTCATTCATCTCATGTACACAATAATATAGATCAGAGTTTTTAAACCCGGATCCCATTATACTGTATTGCACTATATTATCATTTTCTAAATAATTTATTGTAAAATTTTTAATATCACCTAATCTATTATGTAATGAATTTAACTTATTTATATCATTGTATATTAAATTTAAGTTCGCTTTTGATTCTATTATAATAATTGGATACCAATGAATCTGATTGTTTTGATCTTTTACTTTAATACAAATTAATCCATCTAATTCTTGTTTAAAATTATTATCATTTTTATCACAATTCATATTATGTATCATTTTATTATAATCAATATTTGATACATACAATATATCGCAATTAATTTCATTTTTATCTATTTTATCCTGTAATAATTCTATTATTTTTTTATTTATTATATTTTCTATTTCTTTTCCTGTTAATTTATTATCTGGTGTATTTTTAGTAGGATTATAATAAATCTTATAATACTTGTTGATATAATTAATTAAATATATGATTATTTTTTTACTAATTGTTAATTTTTTAATATATTCTAACAATATGGTTATTCGATTTATATATTTATTGCTATTAAAACTACTAATAGTTTCTATTATTTTTTGATATTTATTTATTTTAACATCTATCATATTAATTCTATTTTCTAATATAATTGTATTATATGATTTATTACCATCTATTATAATATTCATACTAGATAATATTTCATAAATAAAATGTTTCCTATTAGCAATAACAATTCCATTTATCATTTCAATATAACGATATTTAAAAAACATATTAATATGTTTTTTCAAATCACTATTATCGTTACCAAGTCCAAATTTAAACTGCGGTGATTTATATACTTCCATCACATATGTTTTAATTTTATTTTGTATATTGATAATATTATTGATATTATCAATTTCAATATATTGTTCAGTTTTACCATTTGATAACATTGAAATATTTATTTGACGTTTGTTTTCTTGTAATTCTTTTAATAAAATATATTTTCGCTTTAATTTTTTATATTTTTCATATAGTGTCATAACTATTCTACTAAATATTAGAGATAACTACTTAAATAACTTTTCTATTTATATTATAATGGATATGAAATATAACCCAACATATAAATTGCAATTCTTAGAAAATGAAATTAAAAATAATAAAAAGATATATTGTTGGATGAAGTCAAGTTATTCTAATATATTTGGAGTAGGTGATGTAATTATAAATGAATGGTTGGATAATACTTTTAAAAATATTAAATCAAATGAAATAAAAGCGTATCCTTATCTTATAGATGATATGTATTATATATATAGTATGAGATCAGTCTTTTCAGTTTCTGATTGTGCTGATAAAATAGTACTATTGAGCAAATTATAAGTTTTTAATTATTACATGATACTATGTTTTTTGTCTCTCTAGTATCTAATATATTGGTAATATAACGCACGTGTCGCGACGAATACTTACCAGTATTTCCCTCCTTCTTATCTCTAGATGTTTTTTTTGATTGTTTACGAGTCTTAAGATCTGTTTCGAATGACATAACTATAGTATTACTTATATTATAGTTTTGTAATACTACAAATATTAATATCAATTTTTTTGTAAAAAAATTTATATTAATATTATTATCGCTAGTCTGTGGTATACCATGTCATAGAACAATTAATTGTAAATATAAATAAACCTGCTAAACGTGCTGAAATAACTAGAGAATTTATTACTGTTTAATTAATCTTATTGTAATCTGATAATACGCTATTACCATTAAAAATAGATTGGCAGGCACGCATAACTACAGCAAATGAACTACCACTGTGACCATCGTCGTCCAGAGCATCTGAAATAATTTGTATTTCTGGTGATACGGACCAAGCAAATCCATACTCCTCATTAAAATTTTTTACAAAATCATATAATTGTGTGTTATTATTATTAGTAAGAAAACTATACGCATTACATAATGATTGATAAGTCATTGTTAATATGAATAAGACTAATAATATATATATTTATTAATTCAACTTTTTTTATAAATTAATAAATATTAACACGATGAATATCGTAACACAATAATGGAATTTTTGTTTCTTCCATAATATCCTTAATAAATTGTCGAACAAAAAACCCAGAAGATACATTTAATTCCACATCAATATATTGAATAGTATGCGATGAGTCTTTTGCATTGGAAGCAAGTTGTTCCCATTGTAATATAATTTCATCTTGTCTAAAATTTTTAGTTTGATCTATTGTTTTTATATTTTCTACTATTTTTTGTACCCAACTATCTAATGGCATTATACTTTGTTCCAATATGTGAGATTTATATAATGTCACATCATGATAACTATGTGTCATATCATTTCGTTTGCGTTTATTAATTTGTTTTGTAGAATAGAAATGATACGCTTGATTATATTTCACATCTTTTTGTGTAAATTTCATATTTAATAGACTCATATCAAATGTATTAAAGTTTTTATTTTGTATAATACCCAACGTATCATCACTGTCTGATGATAAACCTACAACAACTCTTACTTGATAAATCTTTTTCATATCAATATATTGTTCCATCTTATAACATTCATCGTCAAATAAAATTTGTACCATACCACGTGCCATTGGATCTAGACGACCCATATAAGCAATTTTACTACCTTTATTCATCTCTTTAATCCTCTCAACAAATTGATTCATGGTAATTCCAGAACTTTTATATATTAATTGCATTAAATATAATTAACTAATACAGTTTAGTTAATTATATCAATTTTTTATCTATATAATATTATATGAGTAAACTTCTATTTAGAGTTGAAAACATTAGTCTTATCAGCCCAAATCATTATAAATTAACATTTAATCATGAATATAAACTACTGGAATCTATTATTGATAATCTTATACCAATTTATGAACAATCCGCATTTATATTAGAACCAACATTTGAAAGATTTAGATCTTTAGTCGTAGTTAAAAATGATATAAATTTATTTATAGAAAAATGTATAACCAATGATTTTATTAGTCCTGAATATAATGATGCATATGAACGGTATAAAAAAGAAATTGATATTACAGATCAACTATTTATAGTAGATATTCGATCTATTCTTAATCGCATAGAAACTGTAGAAAAAACGACTAGAGACAGATATAGAACAAATGGAAGACACACTCGACCGTTAATACCGAATAAAGAAGAAGAACGAAATAAACAAAAATGTATAAATGAATTTAATAATTTTATAAATGAATATAAAACGTATATAAAAAATTCTTTAAATAAATTAAAATGGAGAACACCTAATTTTTATACACCGTTCCTATCATATACATTATATTTTTATAAAACAAATTTTAATTCCAATTATATGAATGAGTGTACTTTAGAAAGATATCATAGTAAAACATTTGGAGTAGGTTGTCAATATGTTGGTTTTTTAAATAATGAATATAGTAATGACGAATTAATGAAATTTTATGAAAGAAAAAACTCAGATAAAAAATTATTATTCTTAGATGCTTCAGCATATCCTATAAATACTATTACTACTCTAGAAGAATATAAGAATCATACAATTAGTAAAGCTAGTTTACTAACTATTACAAAAATAAATAAACTATATCATACTGTTTCTACCTCTTATGTTGATTCAAATCATGATTCAGATAAGATTGTACGTAGAGACCAAGATTACCTTCTTCATGATAAAAATGAATTACAAGAAGATTCTGTTGCTGGAGAACATGTAGTTGTAAGTAATACAATATTACCAGTATTTACTTGTTCATTACAAAAAATAGATTATGAGATAAATTATCTAAATAGATTATATCAAGATTTAGAATATAGTTTATATACTAATTTTATTCAATTAATTATAGGTCCTACATCTTCACCTCCATTTAATCATGCTATGAGACTAAACAATATTCTTTGTGTGGATCAATCTAATAATCATTTAGCACTCCCTAATTTACCTGAGTTTCGTTCAATGTCTGAAAATGAGATTATTCAATTTTTAGTATCATCTATTTATGAGTATAGTAAAGCACAACCAGATACACAACCGCCAGATAAAATGTTGAAAAAATATATAAAATATAAAACTAAATATTTGCAATTATTAAAGAAAAAATAAATTAATTCAAATTCTATTAATTATCAAAATTACCAGTTCTTCCATGTTTAATTTTATTTAATTTTTCTAATTCCATCATGTATATATGTTTTCGTAAAGCGGTGGTAGAATATGTATGAACTGAACGAGGATGATATACAACTGGTATCATTCTATCATCACCTGTAAATTTTTTACCCGTATAATCATCGCCAAGGAAACGAACATTTGGTTTTAAACAGTCTAATGATTCTAATAATGTGTTTTCAGTACTATATATAAAATAATAATCTACATAACGGGAACTTTTAATCTGAATTTCTCTTTCATCAAATGATTGGATTGGTTTATTTTTCTCTGGTCTATCTAGTGTTGGATCTGTCTGTAAACCCACGCATAATACTTCACAATGATTCTTACAATCTGCTAAAAATAAATTATGACCAGCGTGGAGTAAATCCCAACATGAAAAAGTTACACCAATCATTGTATTATTATTATTTTCACGAAATTGCTCTAAATTCTCAATTTTATATGCCATATATATAAATTATATATAATTTTTTAAATATATAATAAAAAAATGATATTTTTCTTATTATATATCAACGTGTGTGACGAACTATAACAAAACTCACACTAATATTATAATTATTTATTTATAATGTAATATATATATATATGGATAATGATGATTATGATAATGGGGATAATGGGGATAATGGGGATAATGATATGGATGACGGAGATGATGGAGATGACGGAGATGATGGAGATGATGGAGATGACGGAGATGACGGAGATGACGGAGATGATGGAGATGATGGAGATGATGGAGATGATGACGGAGATGATGACGGAGATGATGGCGGAGATGATGACGGAGATGATGGGAATGGGGATGATTTTATTAGCAATATTTTTATAATAATTATAATAATCTTAATAATTCTAATTATTTTGGGTATTATTTATTATTTCTTCTTTATGAAACCAAAAAATATAATACCACTAGTCACTACAACTAAAAGGTTAGGATCTAGTGGAGGATCTGGCGGAGGATCTAGTGGAGGATCTGGTGGAGGATCTGGCGGAGGATCTGGTGTAGGAGTTGGTGTAGGAGTTGGTGTAGGAGCTGATGGAGGATCAGTATGGGTACCACCTGTACCAGAACTAGGAGCACCAGGAGCACCAGGGGCACCACCCGTACTACCACCACCGCCACCACCAGCACTAGTACCCGCAACCGTACCCGCACGCGCACCAGCACTAGTACCCGCAACCGTACCCGCACCTGCACCACCACCGCCACCGCCACCACCACCACCACCACCACCGCCACCACCACCACCCGCTTGTTGTGCAACTATAGCAGGTATTAGAAATCAAATAAGTAATGCTGAATCAGCACGCGATACATCATATAGAATAGCACAAGGAAATGATAATACTACTTATTATAACGCATCAGTAAGAAATAATACTGAACTAGCTAGAGTACAAACATTACGAGACGATGCAATTAATGAATTAAATGCTGCTAAATCAGCATTAGATACTATTAATGCAAAAGTATTAGGGTTTAAGGTGCGGACTATAGTTAATATATCAAATGGACAAACGCTACTTAACGTGCTACAAATGCCGGAGGTACTAAATGCTGAAAAAGAACTAGCGGATGCTCAAGCACGTTATGATGCGGCAGTAAATGCAAAAAATAGTGCTGAATCACAACAACCAAATCTTACTGACTTGGTGCAGTTAAGATATAATTTGGATTCAAATACAAATACTGCTAAAGAACAAGCAAATGTTAGTATAAGAAATTTGCAAGGTCAAATTAATAATTGTAGTGGTTGTTAATTATGAGTCGGAGTGGAAAATCTAAAATAGACTTTTTGTCCCGGTTCGACGCATATGACGAAATAATCTCCTCTTAAGACCCTATCAGATTGATAAGTAAATTTATATTACATATTTCTATTTACACTTTTATATATAATTAATTTTATAAACTATTTTATGTATAGTATAATTATACTAGTAGTAATAATAATAATAATAATACTATTTATTATCAATAATATAAATATTGATCATTTCAATAATATTGATAATATTAAAATGTTTACAAAACAAATATCAATCTATCGTCCGATTGAATCATCCAACTTAAAAACTGTTAAAAATATAGTTAAAACCGAATTATCAAAATATTTGGATGTAATGGAACATACGTTTACTAAAACTATAAAGAATAATAAATATAATTTTTCTAATTTAATTGGAATAAATAAAAAAACAACGTCATCTTATGTTTTATTAGGTGCACATATTGATTCTCCGCAAATAGATGGATGTGAGTCGACAATAGACGCTGCTACTAGTATTGCTATTATAATGGAATTAACTAAAACAATTTTACAAAAGACTCCTGATTTTCCATTAATGGTTGTGTTTTTTGATGGCGAAGAAGCAATTAATGGGAAATGGGATAATGATAATACTCTATCTGGTTCAAGATATTTTGTTGATAATTTTGATATGAATATAATTGATCGTGTTTATATATTCGATCTAATCGGTGGGAATTTGAATGATAATATGATTGGATGTTTTAAGGATAATATGCATACTATTAATGATATAAGAAAACTTTATAATATAAATTTAAAATATACACATCAGATATTTATAAATCCCGATGAATATATATCTAATGTAATTATAAAAGATGATCATACACCATTTATGGAAAAAAATAAATATGTTATTGATTTAATTCCATATAAATTTCCATCAACTCATCATACGACAGATGATAATTATACTAATGTTAATTGGGATTATGTTGATATTTTTTACAAAGTTTTTTATGAATTTATGAATTCTTAAATTAAATTCAATACAATCAAAAAAAAAATTATTTTCTTCCTTTATAATAATATGAACCAAAAAGAAAGTAATAATATAATATTTACAAAATTTATAGCAAAAGATTTAATGAATATGGTAAAAACAATGGGATCAAAATATATAATTAAACAAAAAGTAAAAAAGAATCCAAATATTAATAAAAAACTAAAAAAAATAATTAAATATAAATCGATAAAATATGATATCCCTTCTATAAAATTATCTGGTAAATACTTGGAAAAATATAATAATTTTTTATACAATAAATCTAATTACAATATATTATTCCAAGATTTAATAGATAATGGATATTACATGTATGATTTTAAATTAAAACAACATCTAAGTCAATGTGGGTTAAATCGCGTGAAACAATTATATGGTACATGTTGGTCTGATTCACTAATTAATAGTTTCATTTTTAGCGATAAAATAAAGAGTAGAATATTGGAATTAATGGATCATTATATTAAAGTAAATAAAATAAAAAATTTTAAAAAATATATAGATAAAATTAACAAAAAACAAACAAAATTAAATATACATACCAATAAAGATCAAAATAAAATTTTTATATATTTAATAAGCGTTTTATATAGTGTGTATTGCGAAGAGGGTATTCGTAATAAAGAGGCAACAGAACACGATAATATGGTTCTTACTAATTTTGCAATTAATATTAGAAATTTAGCAATGAAAAAAAAAGTTAAAAATATATTAAAAGAAGAAAATATTGCATATAATTCATATTACGCTCTTGAAAATATATTATATATTTTTAATAAATATATTGATGTGAAACAGATTATAAGACATGATGGTATGAATTTTATTTTAGATAATATGAATAAAATAAATAATTTATATTTTACAATTGGAACAGAATATACAGGTATAGGGATGGGTTATGGTTATTATATAGATTTTAAAAATATAAATATAATAATAAATAGTAATAATATAAAAAAACAGTTTAAATTTAAAGAAGGTCGGGATATTAAGGATATTGATATGGTTGATTTTCTTACTTTTACTTGTACAGATGTTAAAAATGAATTACGTAGGAAAATTCCACTAGAAATAACATGTATAGTAAATAATAAAAAAACTTTATTAAATTAGAAAGTGCATCGATTAGCATACACGGTGAAGATGCTGTAGGACATGCAGTAACTGGGATAATATGCCGTGATACATATTATATATATGATCCTTATAATAATTATTTTAAAATAGATTGGTATAATATGACAGAAGAAAACATACAACCTATCGCTAATTATTATAAAATTATAAGTGCTCGAAAGTATCAAGAACGTGAAGATCCAATAAATAATAAAACTTTATTAGATATAGTGGAAGGTATTAAATCGAATATTGATATTTATATAGAATATGCAATATATTATAATACTGAATTAGATTTTTCATATAAAATGAAGAATTGTAATCCAAAAAGACCTAACTTATAAATCCATTGAAATAGTTTCTACTTTTTTCTTACTCATGATATGTCTTTTTTTAAGAGTATTCATATCATCCGAACTTGTGTTTTGTCGTTTATTACATTTTATTTTGATAGTATCATTATATGAATTTAAATATTTTCTAATTGCTTCTAGTATTAATATATTACTGTTAATATAATATATATATTCTATTTTAATAATATCAATTGCTTTCTTACAAGTATATGATAAAAGATATACATCTTTTCCTTCCAAATAATCCCATATATTACTACATATTATATCTATATATTCAGATGATGTAAAAAATATATTAGGTATATTGGAAAATTCTTTTATAATAATATCTAATGAAAGAATTCCAATGTTAGATAATGTAATATTATCTATATCCATTAAACATGAATCTTGTAAATTATAATCTACATCCATTATTATTAATATTATCCTACATTTAAATCTATATTATATGGTTGAATAAGCAGGGGGTTGTGTGACTATTAATTCGTTTGTATCATCTTGTTCATTCATCGTATTATCAGATGGATTGATATATGTTTTTTTTGTTTTATTATTACAAAAAAAATCAGTACAATCTGAACAAGCAAAAACAACACAACCTGATAAAAGACAAAATGCACCAGTTACACTAATATATACAGTATATTCATACATTATTTAAAATAAAAAATTTTATTTTAAATCTTTATAATTTAATATCCTGATTTAAATTATATTAGAGATAAAGAATTAAAATATAAATAATTAATGAATTTTATTTATATTTTAATTAAGGATGGTTGCGAATGGGAAGATATGGTTGTTTTTTTATCTATGGAAGATGCGATTATGATATCCATTAAACATCCTTATGATAGAGTTGAAATTTTTAGTAAAACTGATACACTTGGTTACACTCCAACATATAATTATTATCAGAACGGAAAATATATTCAAACATCGTGAAATTTTTAGTAAAACCACATATGAGTAGGGGTGATATATATTAGATAAAAAACTGAAATTTATAATAAAAAATACATATTAATATTATACTAAAAAATGAATTTACATGATATTATAACTGATATTATTACTACAATAGATACATATGTTAATATGAAACCAATCTGTTGTTATATTGGTGTTGGATCCGCAGCACACATGGTACAGAACAATATTCTAGAAGATACATATTATCACCAATATCCTAAATTTTTAGAAGATATGAATAACTCTATTGATATGACTACTTTCCATATTCTAATTGATCCCATGTTAGAATCTCCGCCATTTATGACTATTGATAAGAATAAAGGTTTGGAGTTTGAACAGAATGCCTTAAATAAATACACTACAACTGATATGAAACACATAGTCTACACTTTAAAACAATCTGTTACTATCCAACCTTATATATCACATGAAGGTGAAGTGGATATTACTATGGAATTACACCTATTGAATCAAATAGCAATTAATGAACACATTTTATTGGTATATCATGATTACAGTGGGCGAAATATAAAACATGTTGCTACATATTTTGATCCTTATATAATGGAAGATTTGGATCATATTGTATACGGGTTAGGTTCTCGCGGTGATACTGGATGTTATATTGATATATTAGATCCAGCGTCACGTTTTGCTTTTCGTACTGAAGATACTATTGGAAGGAAGGCAATAAGAGTATTTAATATTTATCATCTTTATTATAATAAATTAGATATAATGGAAGAAACAGATAAATATATATGTCATAACAACGCGATAGAATATATCGATAGTATGATATATTCTGTAATCACAAATACAATGGAACATTTTAATAATATTATATTTTCTAAATTACGTACAGTACACCAAATAATAACAGGAAAAACTTCTATAGATGAAATATCACCATATTATATTGATAATCTATTTAGTGGTATGGTGGACAAAGACAAATTAATTTTATTGTTTAATACGCATCAATATAAAGCGTGTTTTAATAAAATGTTAGAAGTATATTCACATGATCTAGATAGTATTATTTATCTAAAAAACATAAAATCAGATCGAATGGAATTAATGCAATATATTGTATCGGATCCATCTGAATACAAGTGGTCTGATACATTAAAAAACATTCTATATGACAGTTATTAAAAAATTATTTTATACTCTTCGTAAAAATCACATACTAATTCTGTAAAATCAGTCGGTATATTCATTTCAACAGATATGATATCGCGCGACCACGTTCCGCATAATTCAATGTTACTACCGCGATAATCACCACCTCCCATACCATTTCCTTCTGATACTAATAGTGGTAATGGATGAAACATTTTATTCGTATTCCACCGTGGTAACATATTTTCTGGTTCTGGTTTATTAACAATACGTTCTTTATCTACATAAAGGTTTTTACTATGATTAACAATATATCGATAACAAGATGTATCAATTGATTTAGGACGTTGATATGTTCCATTTTCAACAACCATCTGATGTAAATTCATCGTATCATCTTCTTCTGGATCTGCATAATCACCTGCCCACACTATACGAGATTTGTAAAACATACCGTCTGGACTAATAAGGTATTCAAACGCTTGAATAAAATTATTACCAATGTATGAATGTTCTGTTAATTTTGCACCATTTGAATATGCATGTGGTGACATCCACACACGAATAAGTTCTTTTTTTCCTGATTTTGTTTCTGATAATATTACTGGATAATAATATTGTCCCATTAGTATATACATTAAACATTTTTTTATATAATATTATATAAATGGATATATCATCTGAAGATATAACTAGGAGATGTGATGATATTAAAATGGTTGCTATGAAAAAAATATTATCCCAAATTTTCTACAATAATAATTTTTTAAAAATCCATTATAAAAAACAATTTGGTACAATGTATAGACAGATCCTATATAATAAAAAACGAGGCGGTGGTTATAAAGTAGACTATTATGATACGATTATTAAATTTGATAAAATTGTTGATGAAGATAGAATTACATTATTTTTATCTACCATAGATAAAAAAGATACTTGTATTATGATAATCATTGATAATATTGAAGGTATTGCATATATTGAAGGAATTACAAATAATAAATACAATAATTGTTTTGATACACCAACTTTAAATAATGGTAAAGTAATAATGAAAATAACTATAAAAATGTTAAAAAAATATCAAGATAAATTAAAAATAAAAAGTATTATTTTGAAAGATAACAGTTTTATTCAGTGTTCTGATAAAGTTAAAATATGGTTATCAAATCTAAGTTTTTTACAATATAATGAGACTTTTTATGGTAGATTTGGGTTTATACCAATAGAAGAAGATATATATATTAAATATTTAAAAAATAAAGAAATATTAAAATCAAAATTAGTAAAATCTATTGATTTTAAAAATATAATAGAAAATAACATTGATGATAGATTAAAAGCAAAAATGATACACAATTATGAGCGTCATATGGATAATAATATAGTAGAATGGTTTAATAATTTTTCTAAAAAATATATGAAAGTTGATTGTACATTCTTTAATTATATGATAGATTACATTTATAAAGAACTTAAATTAAATATAATGAAAGGTGAAACTTTTATTATAAGATTATAATTTTATGCAAATGTAAATTGATAACCCGATAGACGGTTATGTTCTTTTATCATTGATAAAAATTGATTTAAAAATCCCCCATTATAATCTATTAGTAAAAGATGTTAAAATGGCTTCGTAAAAATATATTTTGTATTCCATGTAAAAACAAGAAAAATAAAATAGGAAAAAAATGCAGTACAAAATATTTAAAAAATATTAATTATAAAGAAACAAATATATTTATCCCACAAATAAGATTTGCAAAAGTGATAAAAGTATATGATGGTGATACTATAACAGTTGCCTCTAAACTCCCATTCGCTGATTCCCCCATATATAGATTTAGTGTTAGATTGAGAAGTATCGATTCTCCAGAGATAAAAGGCGATAGTGAGAAAGAATGTGAACTGGCAATTAAATCTCGTGACGCTCTTCATAATTTGATTTTTGGTAAAATAATAGAATTGAGGAAGAATGGAAAGGAAAAATATGGTAGATTGCTAGCAGATATTTATTATAATGATATTCATGTAAATAAATGGATGGTTGATAATAATTATGCCATTAAATACAATGGAGGGAAGAAAGTGAGAGGTGATGACTGGGATTAATATTATACTTAAAAAAATAAACTATAATAATATATAATTATGAATGAAGAATTTATTATATTTGGTTTCCCAGAAGAAACAAAAGAATTTAGAAATTATACTATAGACAGAGAGAATATGAATGAAGAGACAATACAAAAACTAGAAACTATTCATACTACCTATAAATTACAACGAACAAATTGTAATTACAATCAATATGATTATATGGTTGACAAATATTGTAAATTTAATTCAATGTCAAATTTTTGGTCTTTATTTTACGCCCTAGATAATATAGTCGATTTATCAGATCCAGACACCTCCCTACCAAATAGTATCCACGCTCTTCAAACTGCTGAAGCAATACGAAATGACAATTTACCAGATTGGTTTGTATTATGCGGTTTAATTCATGATATGGGTAAAATTATATATTTATATGGGAATGATACGGATGGTACATCAAAGACAACACAGTGGTCAATTGTTGGTGATACATTTATAACAGGTTGTAAGATACCAGATGATATCATACTGCCGGAATATAATACTCTTAATATGGATCATAACGATAACTCCAAGTATACTATGAATTGTGGATTGGAAAAATGTAAAGTTAGTTTTGGTCATGATGAATATATGTATAGAATATTACTAGCAAATAATCATACAATGCCAATAGAAGCAGAATACATTATACGATATCATTCACTCTATGCGTGGCATAGTGGGTCATCATATGATTATCTTGCTAATAGTATGGATTGCAATATGAAGAGAGTTGTACAAGAATTTAATAAATATGATCTGTATACAAAGAATGATAATAATACGATAAAATGGACCTCAGAATTAAAGAATTATTATACTAATTTGATTAAAAAGTATATTAGCAAAGATCTGTTGATATATTATTAAAAAAATTGATATTATTAATAGTTTATAATAATTTATTATAAACTATTAATAATATGAATCATATATATAAACGTAAAAATTTAAATGTAGATGAACCAATATGTAAAAAAACAAAAAATGATTGTGATTTAGTAATAGACATAATAGAAAATGAATTATCACAGGATACTATTGATGAAATATATAGTAAATATATATTAAAAGGTGAACAAAAAATATATGAAAAAGATATTGATATATATATAACTCATATCAATACAAATTTTAGTGATAAGAGTCTTATTAATACACCTGGTAATTATTATATAATGAAAAGAATGTTTACTAAAATACACGAAAACTATAAATCTAAAAAATTATGTAGTTTTTTAGAAGGAAAATGGATGAATCATATATATAATAATAAATATTTATATGAATCTAATGAAAATAAATGGATCAGTATATTAAAAGAGGTTGAAAAATTTATCAAAGAGCATAATAGATTACCAATATCAGAGATTTCGACACTTGAATCTAAATTATATTTCTGGATTAAAAAACAAGAAAAACAATATTATAATAAACATAATATTCCATTGATATTATCAAAGTATATTGACAATATATCTATTTATGATAATTTTTATAGAGATCAATGGAAACAATTTATTATCACATATCACAAATATTTTATAACACCAAAATCAGAATATAAAGTTACAAATATTGAATAATTATTCCGACTCATAAGATTATTTAAATAATTTTTGTTTATACATATGACATAAATCGGCAAACATATTACTAATTGAATTAGCACTATCTATTTCATTTACTAAGATAATCTCAATATCTTTGTAATTAACACCTATCATAGTCCTGGTATCCAATTTAGATTGCAATAAATTCCAATCCAGTATATATTCTTCGGCAATAAATTTAAAATATAAATATAATAAATTCTTATTTGCTCGTAAAATATTATAAATAACAATAACTTGTATTTTAAAATCTTCATAATATTTACTATTATATCCTTCTAAAAAATCTATAATATCATTAGTTACTTTAATTTGCGGTAATTCAAATAATGTGGTTGGTTTCTCTAACACATAACCATAATCTATATGGAATATCATACCATTATTACAAATCATAATATTATCTAAATGTCTGTCCCCTAATCCAATTATATATGATATTGCACTACTAATACTAAGACTATTTACGAATCTTTTTTTAATAGTCTCAATAACTTGATTTTTATTATGTTGCAATATATAATTTTGTAAAGTAAAACCATTCTCATTAATCATTCGCAAAGTAATACTATTTTCAATATATTCTATTAATCCAATATCATTTGGTAGGATTAGTATCATATAAGTCGGTATCTCTTCCATTACATTATATTTATCAAAAGATGAATTTATATGTAATTTATGTTGCAAAGCATTAATAAGATATGATATAATTTGTTCTTTTCTTAAATTTATGTCTTTTTTAATAATAAATTTGATAACTCTCATTTCACCCATTTCATTTACAACTAATGCTTCTACAAGAATTGGATTAGTATTACTTTTTATAACTGATCTACATATTATTTTGATAATATTTTCAAATGGATTAAATGGATTAATAAAGGGTTCTGTTATTTCTATATTATCTATTATTTTATTTATAGATAAAATTAATGTTATGACTTTGTTTATTATATTAGATCCAAATATATTCTGAATATATTCTTCTATATTTTTAAAAAAATTAAAATAATATAAACTACATATATCATTAAATTCAACATATTTATATTCATAAATTATATGATAAGCAATCATTATACTATCTCGATTCGTAGTATCTTGGTTCATAATAATACTATCAAAAATACTATTATTAAATTCAACATCAGACGTAAACATATCCTTATCTAATAAGGATGATAATACCTTACATAAAAGAGGAATATATATATATCTTTTTTTAATAGAACGTTGTAATAATAATTTAGATAATTTAATTATAATCATTTTATTAATATTGTTATTCCAGAAATAGTCATCTTTTATAGTTTTTGATATAAAATCCATAATATCAATAATATCATCAAAGTCTAATTTACCCAGACATTTTCTTGAACATAATAATGTCCAGCATTTTAATTGTTTGTTAATACTATTAGATAAGATAGTATCCAATATATGATATAACCATTCTAATCTATATAATGTTCTAGTATTATTAGTATATGTATAGATTGTTTTAATTAATGATATAAACCATACATTATGTGATATTATAGATTCTTTCATATTCCATAATATATTTATTTCCCATCTGTCAAATGATATATTTATTGTTTTATATTGTATATCTTTAAATTTAGCAATATGATATTTTGCTGCTGTATTATAATTTTTTGACACCTGTAAAACATTATACAAATCTTTAAGATCTAGATATGAAAAGATCATTATTAAATCTTTGACTGTTTTCAATTGTATGATTCTATTACAACATTCATTACACGCTAACATTTTAATACCATTCATATATTTATCATACGTATTTTTAATAAAAGATAAATTCACCCAAGAACGTAATTCTTCTTTTGGTTTAGTAATAAGATCATTGGGTATATCAATATATTTATTACAACATTTATAACAAAAAACGGATCCACATGCGCGACAATGATGTTTTCTTACAATAAAAGAAAACATTACATTACAATTTTGACACTTAATAATTATTTTAGAATCAACCCATTTTTCATTTGTTTTTAAATATAAAGTTTTATCCATATCAGGTGATTTGCTTAAAGAAAGTTGTTTATCGACATATATTGAATAATTCATAGAATAATTCATAGAATAATTCATATTATCATGTAAATTGGTAGGAAGACTATTTGATTTTATTGGTACATTATTTTCTTCAAGATTTGTATTATTTTTTCGGTCAAGACTCTTGTATAATGAGTTATTTTGATTAATATTAATAATATCAATTGGTTTTGATCTTATAATATTAATAGGTTCAGGTGCTTCTATCAATTTATTCTTTTTCTTTTTTTTCTTATTGTAATCCATAATATTATTGTTTAGATTATATTTAGATGCTGTTAAATCCAGATTTATTGTACTACGATTAACTATATTAGGATTTTTATCATATTCTAATATTAAATCATTTAGACTCATATTTGATAATGAATGTTTTATCATATATTTAAATAACACTAATCATTTAAATAAAATAATGAGTTTGAGAGTATTGATCTTAACGTATACACGCTCATAATATTTTTCTACATATAATTGGAATATGTTCGCATTATTTGTGGTGGGGTACTCATTTGATTGCTCTTATCAGATACCATCATACAATTATCTCTATCAATATCTTTAAAAGCAACATGCTTCAAAGAATCCATGTGATTACTATTTGGATCAATAGATCTTAATCTACCGACTGCTTCGCTAGTTGCTCTGAATACATTTTCATATCCTTTGACATCGGAACTGTAGTTGATACATGTTTGTCTGGTAATACCAAGATGTGTACCCATACTAACAGCATCTATATTTGACCCAAGGAAGAAAAATGTCCAATTATATACTTCTTGTTGGTGTTCAATCATTTTCTTTACCTTTAATCTTCCCATTTCACCGGCATAATCTCTTGTTGATGAATTTTCATCACCATCTGTAAAGATTACAAATATAACTTGAGCAGGTCGAACATCAGTTTTTAATGACAACTCCATTCCAGTTATATCAATTACATTACCAATAGTTTCATATAAAGCAGTCCCACCAGATGGCATTACATCTTCCAATTTAATATTGACATCAGATGGTTTTTTATTCTTACAGATTAAATTACATGTATCATTAAAAACCCATACATCTACTGTCACATTATCACCAGTTTGCTCTTTAATAAAATTATTTACTTTTTCCATAGGTATATTACCCATTGACGCCATTGATCCAGATCGATCTTCGATTACAACAATATGAGAACCTTCTAATTTAATAGTATTTTCCATTAATATATATATAATATTATTATTAATATATATATATATCAATTTTTTATTTATTTAATCTATGAGTTATTTTATTACTTTATAAGGTAATATATAGTAATATAGCGTTTTTTATTTTCAGATAAATATTTTCTTTTATAGTAAACAAATTTAAAATTATCTTTACATAAATAACTAGAAATAGCCAGATGTAATTCTAATTGAAAATCATCTTCCAATAAAAATCTACTATTTACTAATTGTGTTTTTAAATATAATCTATCGGGTGATATCTTTTCAGATAAACTAGGAGTTATTTTCAATCCATAGTTTAATAGTTTTTTTACTATATCAGTTTCATTGCTAGTAAAATCAGGTATCATCCAACCCCACATCCAAATATTAGTAGTATTATCAAATATACCCAATATTTCATATTTTGAAATTAGTGTCTTATCTATATCAGGAAATTCAATCGTTTGATTTTCTCGATTAATTATAATATTATCCGAATCAATATAATTTTTATATTCTATTGATTTTATATCATAATAATATATTGCTTTGTCTATTAAAGATTTTAAATCTATATTCATTATTATATAATAGATTTGTAGATTTTTAAAAAATAGATAAATTTATTTATCTATTTTTTAATTATAATATCATACGACCTAACTTATAATCTATGAGTTGGGGTGAATAGTTTCCTTTCATCCTTTCATTTTAAACCATTGTAAAGCAGCCAACCCGCCAATACATTGAGCGAGAATATAGGTTATTAATACAGTTAATGGAAATCCAACGGAATCTTTAAAGTACATTGTAAGACTTACGGCAGGGTTAAAGTGCCCACCAGATAGTCCTCCGAATAAAAATATGGATCCTGCAAGAGCAAGACCAATCGGAATAGCAACATCGCTAAAACTTTTACCAGTATTTACACCATTGGTCATATTAAGTATAACCGTTATTAATACAAAAGCACCGGCAAGTTCGGCAACAGATTTATTGATTAAATTATCAGCCATCTATATATATATAGATTACAAAAAAAATCTATATATTTTTTTATATCATACTATATATAGATGATTAAAAAAGTAGTATTCTTTTTTTCAACATATAATATTATAATTGGTTTAATTATAACGATCCTATCTATTTTTACAGTTGATTTTATTAGAAGTTTCTCCACTGATATAATTATACCTGCACTAAAACCTAATCTAGATAGTCAAATATTAACAATAGGTGATAGACAAGTTAAAATAGGATTATTCATAAGTAGTTTAATTAGATATTTGATTACAATTATAATAATATTAATTATTATTCATAATTATCCATTGCAGATAAAAGATGATGTGATGTAAAAATATAATTCTATTTAAAAAATATATCTATAATAATATTAGATATGAAACAAAACTGTTCAAATTGTAATAAAATAGGACATTCTACAAAACAATGTATCGATCCAATAACATCAATTGGTATTTTTTGTTTCAAATTGGACAGTAATATTGAATACATTTTTAACAATAATATTAATAAAATAACATATTATGATATTGATAATAATTATAATATAAATATGTCAAATATATTTAAATTTAATAAATATATTAAAATGATTAAATTTTTATTAGTACAAAGAAAACATTCATTAAATTATATAGATTTTATAAAAGGAAAATATAATTTGAATGATACTAGTAATATATTAAATATGTTAAATCATATGAGTATGATGGAAGTGGATAATATTAAAAACAAAAGTTTTAATGAATTGTGGAATAATTTATGGAATAAAACAGCGCATTATAAAATATATAATAATGAAATGATACAATCTTGTAATAAATTTAATAAATTGAAAGATTCAGGTATATTGAATGACTTATTAAATGGATGTACACCATATCCTTCACCTGAATGGGAGATACCCAAAGGTA